ACGTCTTCAACAGTGACGTTCACCGCGCGCTGCCTGTTCCACTGTCGCAGGAACTCAGGCGTCGGCGTACCGTCTTTGATTCGGATGATCGGGACGTTCAGACGTAGCGGGTCTGGCGGATCGTTGGTAATAGCCACCATTTACTTCAGGTCCACGTCAACGCCGTCTATACGCACCATACCACCAACATCCGTAATGTCGAAGATGCGTAGCGGCGAATCGAACCGGCCGAGCGATCTGAACCGGATAGTCTGGCTGTTGTTTTCTTCGACAAGATTGACGGTGATCGGCGATGAATAAGACTGTCCTTGGTCGTCGCTCCACGTCAAAGACACACCCGCGCCGTCGAGATATGGGTCGCCTACGGAGCCCATAACACGAAGCTCCATGAGACGCTTAGGCGCGCGCTCGCGGTTCGACAGAATACCCGTCACGGTGCGCGTAATTGGCTTGGTGTCTTCGTCGAGCGTTGCGTCAGGGTCGACCTGCCACAGTGCGCCTTCGTCTATGTCACCGGCGACAATGAGGCCGTTCCACGCAGGGAGCCCATGAACGGCGTTCCAAATCTCGTAGCCCTGTGTCTTCCACTGCGACCAGTGGTCAGTTTTTAGGTCGTACACGAATGTTCCCTGCTGGCCGAGGCGCAGTACGTAGAACGAGTGAGAGTCAAGTTCAAAGGCCCACGCGCGCGTGAGGAGTTCTTCACTCGCAGGCGTCGTATCGGTGACGGGAAGAAAAGAGCCGAATGTCGATACAATCCACGCGCCTTCTCCGTTAGGCTCACTTCGGATAAGAAGATCGAGTCGTCCAGTGTTACGGTCCCACCAGACGCTCGCGGTGGCGGGAATTGTGTTGGCGTCTACGTCAGAGCCAATAGTGTAGAGCTGTCCTTTGTCGAAATCAAGGTTGTACAGTACGTCTTCGACGGGGTCGTATGCACACGCACGCACGCCGAGCTTGTCTCTCTCGCCAGCCTTGCGGTAGACGCGCGGGAAGAACACGAACCACGGAGCGAGCGGATCGTCGACGTCTGACGGATATACCGTTGGGTTGGAGTAATAGTTCTCCGTCGCCAACCCGGCCGTTCCGTCGTAATTGTCTTCGGCGTCAGCGAAAGGGAACGCCGGTGAGAAATCCAGGTTCTTGATAGCGCTGTGGTACGCTGGTGTAATAGACCCAAGCGACGTAGAGAAACCGAACGGAGAGACGTTCACCGCTAGTGACAAGTCGATTGCGCTTACGAGGCCACCAGGATACAGTGGCGCGTATGTGTCGAGATACGTACAGGCGACGGTCTCCGTCGTCGCGTTGAAGGCGTCGAGCGTTGACTTGTAGAACATGATCGCGAGACGGCTGCCGCCGCCCGGTCTTGGAAGGAAGAAGCCGCGCGACGCAGGGGCCGTGTTGTCACCGACACTGAGAACGGTGGTGCTGCCGAAGACTGTACCGATGTCTGATTCTTTGGCGAGCCAGTTGCCAGACGCGTTCTCGACAATCGGCGTCTCGGCGAGAATGTAGTTGATCGCCGGAACGACGGTAACTGTCGATCGTCCTTCACCGCGATAGGCTACAGCGATGGGGTATGTATATTGTATCGCGTCATTCGCGCCGGGCGTGGGGTTCTCGATTACGAAGCCGGATGCGGAGAAGGCGTCTCCGGGCGACTGAGGCGGCGAGAACTGCACGTTCAGCCCACCAACGCGGCCGGCATATCCGCCGACGAACTCAGGGTCTCCCATTGCGTTGATCTTGTAGTACAGCACACGCTTAGACGTGCTGACGCCGCCTGCGCCGCCGCCAATCGCGATGAAGTAAGGCGTCTCTGGGATAGTACAGGCGGCGATGTATCTGAAATTACTATGCCCGAGGCTGTTGCTGATTGGTACAGTCGTGACGCCTGCCGGGTCTGCGTCGGCCTGCATTTCAACGTCTGTAATATCGAACGCCAACAGGCCGGTGTCGGCGTCGTACATGTACAGCGTATCGCCTCCGCCGCCCGCTCCTGAGCGGCCACCGGCTATATAATAGCGGTTCCCGTCCTCACCAGTGATGATCGTCGACTGCGGCTGTTGGTTTGATAGGATGCTGGGGTCTGTGTCCGAGAACTCAGAGATGAACGACGGGTTTACGGTGAGACCGCCTTCAAGATATGGGAAGGCCATTACTCACTCTCCCTTCGGATTCTCTCGGCCCGGCGAATGACTTCGCTGATGTAAGGCGTCGACACAGCGGCCATTCCGCCCTTAATAACATAGACGACGTTGTCATCTCCTACAACCACCAAAGCGTCGTCGATCAGCGTGTCAGTGCCTTCAACAATACCGCGCGAGAACGCCTGTCCCTGCTGCCTGACGAAACGCGCCGCCGAGTCAGTCGCCGCCGGGTCTGCGTACCACACTTCGGACGACGACAGTCCGAACAGCCATATCACGTCGCCCTGCGTCCGGCAGGAGATAAGCTCGTCCGGCTGCTGCTCCGCCTCGGCGAAGTTAAGAGGGTCGATTGTCTCCTCGCCGGGCAGTATCCAGTAGAAGCGCTGCGAGTTCGAGACGACGCAGACGACGTGTTGGGCCAGAATGTCTATTGAGACAATACCTACACTGTCCGGTGTAGAGATGGTGTTGAGCGTGCCGTCTGCGCCGCTGCCGAGCGTCGCAGCGCCCCAGCCGCCTCCTCCGCTGCCAATCGTGTCTGTGGTGGCGATTGTATCGCCGGGAGAGCCTGGCGTGATGGCCGTGGCCGTCAGAGCGTCGCCGGAAGCCGCCGCCGCTGTCACGAAGGTTGATGCAACTGTTCCCTCGCCATAGGTCGTTCCTTCACCGGCGGCGCCGTTTATGGCGGCAATAAGATTGTTGATTGTCGCCGCGGCGCTACCACCGATTACGACCTCGCCCGGCTGGCCACCAGCGGAATCAAGCGCCGTGACAAATTCGTAAATGTCAGTGCCGATTGTTACTGTCTCGCCGGCGCTGGCGTTTGACAGGAGCGTGAACGTGCCAGTCGAGGCGACGGCGTTCCCAGCGTAGTAGTAGAGGTTCGTTCCGTCACAGATGAACAGACGGTCTCCGTCGCTGTCCGAGCGGCCCACCATACGAGGGGTTCCGCCGCCAGCAATCGTCCCCGTGATGGGAATGACGCCAAGCGCCGTTGTTACCTGATAAAGCTGCGTCCCGCTGACGACGAACAGAGCGTCACCGAATATCCCTGTGAGCGTGTACGTGGCGCGGATGGGACCAGCGCCGACGTCAACCAAAGACGATGTAGCCGGGCGGGAGAGCAGCGTCACGCCGTCAACTTGGTTGGACGGGTTCTCCTCGAAGAACCTGTTCAGGCACTTGATAGCCGGTTCACGGCCGTAGGCGCGCTCATAGGCTCCTCTGGCCAGCGGTATTGAGGTCATTAGCTGCCTCCGGCGAAGAACTGTCCAAGGCCGCCGTAGCCGCGCGGGCGGGTCTGAATAGAGCGGATGTCAAAGGTGTCAGGCGTCACAGTCGGCTGCTTGTACTGCGCCTTGAACGCCGCCAGTGTTGACCTATAAGTCATCGCCGTTGCGTCGGCGATCTCGGCGGCGTAACGAGGCGACAGGCGGATAGCCAGCGCCGTAACGAGGAAGTCGTCATATTTCGACGGGAACGGCTGTGGGTCCGAAACAGTGAGGTCTGCCCGGCGAACCCAGTTCGCAAGGTCAGAGCGGTAGAACCACTCACGCTGACCTACAGTCAGTGGATCAAGCGTCACACTGGCGGCGTCCTCTACCTTACGCCCGTTGGCGTCGATGGTGAGCGTAAGTCCAGCGCCGGACCCTGTGTCAGCAATAGCGACGCGGGAGCCGTCGTTAGGGTACTGTGGAAGGTAGACAGTCACGCTCTGCGTAAGTTGCGTCAGAAGGCGCGTGTTGATAGCCGGGAACGGGTAGGTGGTGACAACAGAGGTCTGTCCGTAGGGGTCGCGCGGGTTCGAGACCTGCCCGTACAGAGGAGCCGTAGCGACAGGCGGGATTTGCCAGTCAAAAATAAGCTCGCCGCACGCCGTGGAGATCAGTGAGTTTATGATCGCGTTGAGGCGCCGAAGACCCTCGTCATTCTCCAGAGAAGTCGGCGGCGTGCCGACCGGAATGAGGTTCGATTCTCGAAAGGCGTCAGTAATGATCTGGCTGGCTAGGGCGCTCATACGGCCTCATATAACACGTTGCTGTGTAAAAGAAAAGAGCCGCCGCGTCGATTAAAACGCGGCGGCCCCTTTTGGCGCGTGGCTGGGAGAGGCAGCCAGTACGCTTCTTCGTTACGCCGTACCGCTGAGCTTGGTGCCGAGGCGGCGGTCGATGTTGTTGACGCCGTAGAGCACGTCGCAGCGGTAGCTGTGTACGTCGTTTGTGCCGTCCGAGAACGCCCAGACGCGGATCGTGACGCCGGTCACAGGGTCCGTCGCGTAGCTGAACTCGCCGTTGTACGGGCGTGAGGGCTTGACGAAGGACAGCGCGATTGCGTCGCGGTGATAGACGCAAGGCAGGTTGTAGGTCGTCGACGCAGCGCCGAAGAACGTGACAGCGGCGTCGTTCGCCGGAGCGGCGGACACGGTCTGGAACGCGGTGTTGGTCAGGAGCGTAGTGCCTGCTCCAGTCGCGGCGATGATCGGGTTGGCGATCGTCAGTTCGACGATACCCGTAGAGTCCGCAGTGGCGTCGGCCATGACCACGAACTCTTGCAGGTAGCCGAGGCTGACCTTCGTGCGCGGGTTGACAGCGAAGACACCGGCGATGGTGAAGATTTCACCTTTGGAGATGGTCGAGCCAGGGTCCAGCCCTTCGAGGTCGAGCGTCTGTGTGTAGCCGTCCTTGACCGTCGCGTAGTTGACGTTCTGATTGGCGCCGGCGACGCGAATACCGAGCGAGTCGGCGGCGACGCGGGTACCAGTCGTGATAGACAGCGAAGTCTGTGCCATTTCCGGCTGAACAGAGCCGATCATCGGCAGTTTCATTTTGCGAAGGGCCGGGTCGTTGATGTTGTTGCCGAAGAAGGTCTGCGTGGTGAACGAGCCGCCGATGCCGTAGAAATCAGCCGGAGGCAGAATGCCGACGCGGTCGCTGGGGGCCACGGCGAACTCGTCGAGACGCTGAGGAGCCTTCAGGAAGTCAGTCGCAGAGTTGACGAGCTGGCCCGGCGTACCGACCCAGGACGAGAACTCTTTGGCGGCGTTGGCGACGTCGGATTCAATGGCCTGCGCCAGTGCAGCCATTTTGCCGCGAAGGATGGAGTCTTCGAGCAGGCTGTCGACTTTCAGTTCGCGCTCAGTCGGCTGCCAGCTAAAGTCGACGCCGCGCTGGGTGTCAATGATGACAGACGAGGAGCCGGTGACGATGTCTTGGGCGTCGAAGGTCGCGCCGGTTCGCGTGACGAACTCCTGTGCGCGACGGATCGTAATGGTGTCGCCCTTGGCGTCTTCCTTGTCGCCGAAGTAGCGGTTGTACTTCTTGTTGGTGTGCTTACCCCAGACGAGGTTGTTAACCAGAAGGGCGAGCATCGCGTTAGTCGCGACCTGACTTGTGAGCTTAAATGAGTTGGCCATCGTTTCCTCGTGTTGTGGCCAACTCAGTCAGTGGTCGGCCGTTTAAGGTAGCTTGTTCGCGTGTTTCGCCATGAAGGCGGAGAAATCTGTTGTACCGTCGTCCGAGTCGAACTGGCCATTTGTACCACGAGACCGCGTGAGCGGATCGGGAGCCTTTGTTGTCTTCGGTTTTTCGGGAGTGGCAGTCTTTTCGACTGAGAACTTGGCTTCGAGCTTTCCGAGATACCGCGCCTGCTCGATTGGCGATTTGGCGGCGATTTCCGCAGCCTCTTTGGGGTTCTTGCCAAGGTGGTACAGTATCCGGTGGGCCTGCTCCGACTCCAACAGCATCACTGTCGTTTCGGGAGCGATTTGAGTGTCGATCTTGCCGAGGGCTTCAAGAGCGTCCTCGAAATCGTCGTACTCCTTGATGCCAGCCTTCTCGTGTTCCAGCAACTTGGCGCCGAGTTCTTGCTGCTTGGCAGCGGCGGCTTCGGCCTGCCGGGTCTCGTCAGTCTTCTTGGCGGCTTCGGCCAGTTCTTTCTTGGCCTCGGCGCGGGCGGAGTCACGAATGTATTTATCGTAGTCCGCGCGATACTGTGTATCGAACTCCCCGTACTCGTACTTTTTGTCGTTCGGGTCCGGGGCCTTGAGTTCGGAGGTAGTGTCGTTGTTTTCTTGTTTCAAGGGCTCGTCAGATTTTTTTCCTTCGAGCTTGTCGAGGCGTGCCTGTAGTGCGTCGTTACGCGCTTTCTCGTCTTTGGCGGCGCGCTCCGCCTCCCGGCGCTTGGCGGTGAGTTCGGCGATACGTTCTTCGGCCGATTTTTTCTTCTTTGGCTTGTCTGCGTCGCCCTCCGGCGCGTCAGCGCCGCTCTCGCCGGAATCGTCCGTGTCCGCCTTTTTGTCCGCTTCGGCGGCGGGCTTTTCTTCTTTAGTTTCAACGGCTTCGGCGGTTTCTTCGGTCTCTTTGGCCGCTTCTTTGGCCGCTTCTTTGGCCGGTTTCTCGTCGACGGTCGTCGATTCGCCGACGAATGATTTCATCTGGTCGTGAATAGTCGGTACGTTACTCTGAGACATTGTTCTCTCCTGTTAGGGCGTCTATGGTTTGAAGGGCGTCGCGTGTACTCTGCGACTCTGCGTCGGCGGCGGCTTTGGCGGCGGCTGTCTGGGCCTGCGCCGCCGACACACCAATTTCTGACATGGTCTTGGCTGCGCGGGCCTTGGATTCTTCGGCCTGAGCCTCTTTGAGACCGATTTCCGCCATTTTCTCGCGCATGGCGATCTGCTCGATTACCTGCTGCTGCTGGGCCTGCGCCTGCATTTGCTGCTGCTGTTCCGGCGTTACATCGTCGCCGAGCATGTCTGCTGGCATACGCGAACGCAGGCGCTTGGCGATCTTGTCGGCCTTCGGCCAGTCTTGCGCCTCGGCAATAAGGTCGCCGGCGACAGCGAAGGTGTCCGGCATGGCGTTGACGGCGGCCATCATGGAGTCGGCGGCCTCAATGCGCTTGGTGGCGTAGGATGGTCCGGTGGTCACAGAGATGTTGTATTTCCCGGTCGTCAGGTCGATAGAGTTTTCATCGTCGTAATTGATACGCACAATCTCGAAATTGATCTCGTCGTCCTGCCCGAGGACTTTCACGACGCGCGGGGTGTCGTAGACGTATGGAATGAGGTCGTTGGCAACGCGGCCGCACTCCTCAATGGCAAGGTTCATGTTGTCCTGATAGATGATCGTTCCGGTCTCGCCGACACGCTGGCGGGCCATGATCGCCTTGCCGCTGACTTCGTTGGAGGTCTGGCCGAGCGAGGCTTCGTGGAGGTTTGACACGTCCTTGATTGACTGTACGCTCTCCATCGACGCTTGGATGACGGCGGGCTCAAGGTCATTCGGGCGGACGTACTCGGGCTTGTTCGCGCTCTCCTCGTCGTTCCAGAACAGCACTGTGTCTTCTGACAGGTGAGCGCGGCGGAACTGGTCTTCGTAGCCTTGTCCGGCCGTCTTGCCGACGAGCCATTTGGCTTTCGGCGACAGCATAAGCTTCTCAATCTTGACCGATTCCATGTAGTTGTGGATGCGCATGGGGTCGCGCAGGAACCGGACCAGCCCAAAGCGTGTGCGCGCCTTTCCGACGTTGACTTCCCACGCGGGAACGCGGAACACGGGAACGCGCTTAATCGGGAGTTCGTATGGGCCTTCGAGGACGTCGCCACCAGACACACGGTACATCTGAGCGTATTTGACATTGGCTTCACGCATGATCGGCGAGCCGTCGCTGCGCTGCTCGACCATCTCCAAGAAGGCGGAATCACCGGCTTTGACGAAGTCAGTCACGTCGATCGTCTTGCCGTCCTTCATCAAAGCCAGCGTGCGCTTGCGGGACCGCATTCTCCAGAAATCAGCAATGCGGATGCGGTCTTTCTCGTACCACCCGCCCATGTTGGTCATCCAGTACCCGTCGCCGATGTCCGCTTGGAAGTTGGCGGACGACTTGCCGGGGTACATTTTGTCGAAGGCGTCTTTCGTCACATAGTCGCAGACCGTGACGTGCTTGGCGTCGGCGCCAGTAGGGTCGAACGATCCCATGTCCCACGCCACCGCGGCGTTGTCATATATCGGCTCAATTCGGATGCTCTGGTCGAAGGCGTCGTCGGAATCATAGTCCAGCACGAGCTGGAAATTACCCAGGCCGCCAATGACCTGGTTTTGGAAGGCCGCGTCATAGGCCCGCTTGGCGGTTGATGTTTTCTGGATCGAGCGGATAAGGCCCTCGCGTATGCGCGCGACCTCCTTGTCCCCGTCATAGTCGGGGATGACCTTGATTTCCGTCTCGTTGAGGCGGCGATTGCCGATGACCTGCGCCACGAAGGCGGGCAGACGGTTGATGACGAGGGCGGGCTTGCCGGCGTCGACGCGCGCTTGGAAGACCTGCTCGTCCCACTGCTCGCCGGCGACGAACTTGGCGTCCAGCAACTCGTCTTCGCGGTTGTTGCGGTCGTATACTGTGTCGTCCGAGTAGCACTTACGAATGTACGTCAGGAACGATTCTTCGTCCTTGAAGTCGTCAGGCAGCTTCGGCTTCGGCTGTTTCTCGACAGTGTTACTATTATTCTGCACTAAATTCCCATCCAACCATAGCGCGACCCGCCACCTATCGCCCGAGGCACCTTGAGCGCCGGGTCATCGTCGATGAAGTTCCCTGTGGCGCGTGTCTGCGTCTGCCGCGCCTCTTTGTGAGGCTGTGGCTTGTCGACAGGGACATATCTAAGCGTCGCAAACGTCAATGCAATAGCGTCGGCGAGGTCTGGCGACCTGACCCCCCGTTTTCTCATGTCGTCCTTGCTCTCCAGAACGAGGTCATTTGACGTGTTCGGCTTGACTTGCGTGATCGGGATGTCTGTCTGCAACTCGTCCATGTCGGGGAGAGACACACCCTCCTCCAGCGACAGCCACTCCTTCATGCGCTGCCACATCTCCGCTCGGCGGTTCTTGGGGCCGGGGACCTTTGGCTTCGCCATTTTGTGCTGGGATTTGCCGCCGAAGTCCACCCCGTGAACGAGGTCCTTGGTGTCCGCCCATGAACGCAGGATCGAGACAATACCGTGACCGAGGCCACCGGCGTCGACATTGATCCGCTCAGGTTTCTCCTCATTGGCGATCTCGCGTAACCACTGCGCGCCCTCCATCGCGTCGATGCGATCTCGCCACTTGACCCAGAGGACCTTGTGGCCGCGCCTTGCGGCGACTGCGAAGCGGTCGCCACCCGGTCCCGCCGGGTCCGCGCCGATGACGAGCGGCCCGTGGGCCTCAATATCGGCGCGCTTTCTGGCGTTGAGCACAAGGTGCGCCGGGATGAAGGGGTCTTCGGACGAGGCGATGAAGGCTTCTGCGATGTGGGCCGGGTATTCTTGCCGGAACAGGGACCGGCTACCAAGCTCCTGTGTCGTCACGGAACGCCAGTACATCTGGTCGCGTGACAGACCCCAGCGCTCCATGTACTGTAAGTCGCTCTCGCTGAAGGCGTCTTTTTCGTCAGTAATTTCAAAGTGATCGGGCGCTGGGAGCGTGTTGGTCTCCTCCCAGAACCACGGCGCGAATATCAGCTCGTACTCGCCGCGGCCGGCGATCGCGTCCATGACCTTGTCGAAGAACAGCCCCGCCGCCCCCTTGGCGGTGGATTCTAGGATGACTTCGGTACCGTCCATTTTCGGCACGGTCTGGACCGATGCGGCGAAGTGTTCTGCGGGGTTTTTCCACATCGCGACTTCGGAGCCATGGAACAGCGATCCTGTGCGGGAGCGCCCTGCGGCCTTCTCGCCCGCGGTGAAGACGTTGTAGTGACTGTCCAGCCTGTCGAAATACAACTCCTTGGCGTTGTCCTTGCCGACATGCGGCGAAATAGGGTTCTGGCGGTGGTATCGGTCAACGATGTCGAACAGGGCGTCGGTCGACTGCCACTCGTGGGACAGGATGACGACGTTGACGTTCTTGTTCAGCGACGCGCGGTGGTAGAACCTGGCCCCGACATAGGTCGAGACGCCCTGCTGGCGGCCCTTGACGATGATCGCGCGGACCTTACCAGTTCGCGATTTCTGGTCTTCGAGGCGATCGTGGATGTAGAGCTGGGTCTTGTTGAGCTTGAGAGACGCGGTGCGCTCGTCCTTGGTGCGGATTTTGAGACAGTGTTGCGCGAAGAACCTGAAATCCTCCCGGCAGCGCTTGACCAAGGCCAGTTTCTTGTCGCGATCCTCAGACACTCTCGCTCTCCACGTCCGTCACTTCCTCGAACTCAGCGTCCAGCGCGTCGATAAGGTCCTCAACATCGTCTTTTTTGTCGATCTCGACTTCCTTGGCGATGGTCTTCGAGAACAGCTTGTCGTAGAACCACTTCGGGTCTGCGTCAGCCTCCTCTACCAGCCGCGACAGTCCGCCAATGTGCTCGAATGCTGTGAGGACGATGTTTCTGGCGTGCTTGCCGGCGGAGACCATGATCGCGCCGTCTGGCGAGGCGCTGATTGCGGCGGGGAGACTAGGCGCCTGTATGACGGGCGGCTTCAGCTCCCGTTTCTTGATGTTTTTCAGGGCCATGTGTCATTTCGATTTCTTCGCTTTTTCCATCAGGGCGCGGCCGCGAATGACGGACTGTGTGCCGCCCTCTTTCATTGTAGAGGTGCCGCGCGGCTTGAGGCTCGGGCCTTTTGCAGCGCCGGCCGGGAGGACTCGCGGGGCGCTACCGCCGGGCTCCTCGCCTTTGGCAATGCCGCCGACACGGGCCTTCACACCCTGGATTTTCTCCTGCATCGTGCGTCTCATGCCGTATCCGGGCGGGCCAGCGACTTTTCGTGTTCCCATGAGGAATCTCCTGTTAAGCCCGCAACATGGCGGCTGTGCTGTGTCTTGTCAAGCCCACAGCGCAAACTTCATCACATGGTCGTCAACGGCAGCGTCGGGCTGCGCGTCGATGCAGTCGCGGACGTAGCCGACCGCCTCAGCGATGTATTTCCGCGGGACGGGGACGCCCAGTGCGCCGGCGGCAAGGATCGCGTAACTCTCAGCCTCAGCCTCACAGAGCGCCAGGTCTTCGGCGTAGTCGAGCTTGCTGTGCTGCATCCGGGCATGTCCGCATTCATGCAGGAACACGCAAAGGTTGTACGGGTTGGCGGGCTCTACGCAGGTGATTGTTTTGATGTCGGCTTCGCAGACGCCGCGGACGTAGCCGCTCACTGCCTTACTGTAGAACCGCTCTCCGGGGAACTTTCGCGGCTTGACCCACCGAACTGACCAGCCCCGCGGCAGGTGTTGTTTCACGGCTTTTTTGACGATCGTGGGGTCCACTGCGGTTTCCAAATCTGTGGCGCCAGGTTTACGGAGCGTCGCGCCAGTGCTCCCGGTTTAGCCGCACCGTGCGGCAGGTGTTGATTTAGGGACTGACTACCATCCTCGTCAAGTGGAATTTCTGGGCTGGGGGTGTCCACTGGGAAATTTTTTACAAGCGGTGCTGAGGCCGGACAGGCCGGGTTGGCGGGAACGCAGGGTTGCTACGGCGAAGTTACGGTGGGCTTGGCCCGTTTTCGGCGAGATCGACGAGCTGAGAGATCGCGGGATACGCCTCCGTCGCGTTGGTTTTCAGGCTGAGGAGCAGCGATCCCAGTGTGGCGAGGTAGGCGAACATGTCGATCTCCGTTGAGGGTCTTTCGGTGCGTGTTCTGAAACTGGGTTTACTGGGTTGTTTTGTCAAGCGGGTGTGTACAGAAACTTTGTTGTTTTGTTACAAGGTCTTGAAAATACTGGGAAATTTTGTGGGGCGGGGATAGCAATCCACTTCAACACACCGCACGAACTACCCCCCCCCGGTCAGCTCGCCGACCAAGCCTCTTATCTGCTACGTTTGTCACATGGCCAAGGGCTGAGTGGGATGTAGGATGGTAGTGGGACAGGTATGTTGCTTGGCTACGTGGTGTCTTTGTTGGGGGCGTGGCTTTGTTGGGGGTGTGGCTTTGTTGCTTTGCAACAGGTTGTTTATTTTGGGGTCTTGTGGGGTGGAGGGCGGCGGCGAAACAACGCCACAAAAAGTAAACTACACGGTGTAGTTTTTCCCTCACCCGCGCTTTGATGACCTCTAAAACTGATAATAGTATACGTAATATGATAGCAGATTATAGAGTGTACATAAAAGAGAAAATCGCCGCCAATCGTTCCACCCCTCAAACATCCCCCAAAACAAGCCGTATATTGCAGTTGCTAACAAATTCAATAACCAAGAAAATCTGATAACATCTACACAAATTAACTTGACGTTCATTTTTCCATGTAATAGTATAAACATCGAAACAAAGGAGAAAGCCACATGAAGCCGCGTTATTACAAACTCCGCCGTAATGCTGATAAACGTATGGCCGCACTGCAAGCGCAATATCCTGGCCGTGAATTTTGGGTTGCTCCGACACATAATTTCAAGTTTGCTGTATTCACTCGCCGCGAGGCGCCGGCACATGATCCAAACGCAGTTGATGTTATTTGCGCCTAACTTTAAGCCCTTCTTAACCGGGAGGGCGTATTGATAGACGTAGCAACCGAAGGAGACCACAACCGTGAAAATCTCAGTTAACAACCTCAAAGCCAAGAAAGCCTGTCAAGACCAACTCGACCTGTTCACACGCACCTTCGGTGATAAGCCCGTGAGCGTGACCAAGGCTAACTGTCTCAAGGCCGCAGCCGCCGGCCTAGACTTCGATTGGGCAGCTAATCGGCTCCTGTCGCCAGCCGCCCGGACCGACTACAACAAAACCGTCGACGCCGCCTGGGCCGACTATGACAAAGCCATCGACGCCGCCCTAGCCGACTATGACAAAGCCTGCGACGCCGCCCGGGCCGACTATGTCAAAGCCTGCGACGCCGCCCGGGCCGACTATGTCAAAGCCCACGCCCTTGCCTTCTGGCGCGCTTCCCGCGCGCAAAAACGCCTAATTACTGAAAAAGAGGAGCGTACACAGTGAAAAACAAAATCAACCCCGCTTGGCGAAATCGCCCCGTAACCCCGCTGGCATGGGCCGTCGAGCGCGAGCACCTGGCCGAGTTGGCCATTATCGAGCGTCAGGCGCGCGCCACATTCAACAAGAAAGAGGAGTCTAAGTCATGACCTACATCACTCACACCCTGCATTGCATCAAGCCCATTGGTGACGTGCTCGCGCCCTACAATGAACGCAAAGCCGCGCTTGCCGAGCACCGCCGCCGCGAGATGCGCGACGCCATCCAGGCGATCCGCGTTCACTCTGGCGTGAATCTTGTAAGAGAAGCGGCGTTCGATCGCAGCGGGAGGGTTTAGAGGTGGGCGCGCAAGACAAACTAAACAGACAACGCGCGAGTCGCAAGGCTGATCGCGAGAACATCGCCGCCGTGCTGGTTGAGATTGCAGCGACATACGGCGCCGCCGTTGAGCGTCGCGACGACGGCCCTAACCCAGGCTATCGCGGCGCAAGCATAGCGCTTAGCTTCTCGCTCAATGGCGTCGGCGCAAATGTTGATATTGACAATTTGCACGGCGGGAAAACGGTGCTTATTCACTGGTACAATACAGAGTTTCCCGCGCGCAATTTCACACAGCGCTTTGAGCGATGCGTGTTGAGTCGGCTCAGCTATCGCCCTCACCACAAGGCCACGTCGCATCCTGCGGACTGGTACTCGCTCTCTATGGCGCTTGATGCTGGGCTAATGCTGGCGATGCGTGGCGAAGCGTTTATGTCAGAAAGCGCCTAGCTTTAAGCCCGCTGCTCCCACGGCGGGTTTATTGATAGACGTTCAACAATAGAGAGGAACCTGGCCCGTGCTGAAATTCACTAACATCGTCGCCTGCATCATCGCCGCCGGCATATTCGGAATGCTCGCGAAAGGCGAGATTGACCAGGACCTTCTGCGCTCCGGTATGCTCTATGCATATTGGTTCCCGTGTGCATGGTTCGCCGTTGTCGCGTTCATTAACTTATGCCGGGAGGGATGAGTCATGGCAGATATAAACGCCTGCAATCTCGGCTCGATAGCCGTTCTCAATTCTGGAACGCGGCGCGGCCAAAATTGGCTCACCAAAAAAGCCGACAACGTGTGCGAATCCCGCTATCTTATGAATATTCTGCACGGCGCTTTTGAAGACGGGCTTTCTGTTTCAATCAACGGCCAAGA